GCCACCACCAGCGCCTCTACATCCAACAGTAGGAGTTGGACTATTATTTTTTAAATGACCACCACCTCCGCCGCCTGAAATCACAGCAACATCTACTTTTGCTACGCTAGAAGGCGCAGTATAATTTCCTGTTGCGTTTACTGCTGTAATTTTATTTTTACCGAAAGAGGCTTTATTTACCTTACCAATTATGCCGCCATTTGATCTGGCCATAGTGTCCTCCTATGCGGACACCCAAGCTGTGCCGTTCCAATCGTATATAGTTTTGGTTTCCGCTGTATCGTTAGATTTAGTTGCTTTCCAGCCTTTTGCATTATCAGCATTATAAGCATTTTCATCCCAATAAATATTATAATACCAAACTGCTGGATCTTGTCCATCATCTTTAACAGTTGGACTTTCTATTGGTGCTGCCCAATCATCATTAGAATTTAATGACCAAGAAGCAAAAGGTTGTTGTGTTAAAAATTTATTTTTAGCTGAATCAAAAATATAACCCTTACCAGCATATTGTTTTCTAAAATTATGATTATAAGAAGTTTGTTTCCAAGTGCCTCCACCAAAAAATGTTGAACACCAGTTTTCTCCGTCAAGAGCCTCATCAGCTGAAACGTGTTTATTATCTACAACAATTACTCTTTCTACAACCCAATGTAGATCAGTTGTAAAACCTGTTGGATCTTTCTTTTGTATAAGTTCTGCGAAATGTGCCATTTTTTTTATTCTCCTATTTTGTTTTATATCTAATTATTTATTTTTTGTAAATATAATATTTTTCTTTATAATGTTAATGTTCCTGTTACTGTAAATACTGCTACTGTGCAACTACCATCAGTAAATGTAGTATTTGTACCTGGTGCAACAGCAAAACTAGCTGGTTTTCCAGATGTTGGAACTCTTAATACTACAATACCAGAACCTCCTCCAGCTCCACCTATACTAGATGTTCCAGGTTGTACGTTGTTATTTGGACCTGGTACAGCGTTTGCTCCACCTCCACCTCCACCAGTATTAGTTGTTCCACAAACACCTATTTTAGAAGGTCCTGGAGAAGTACCAGCTCCTCCTGCTCCTCCACCGCCTGATCCTCCAGCAGCTCCAGATGCTCCTTTAGGAAAAGCAGTTGATCCACCGCCACCACCAGCAAAGTATCTTCCTGGGTTAGGGCCTGGTGTTCCATAGCTAGGTGCTTGAGGTGCACTTCCAAATATTGCTGAAGGTGCTCCTATACCACCAGCTCCTCCTGTTCCAGGTGATGCATTACTTCCGACTGCACCTGCTCCACCACCTCCTCCAGATGCTTTACAATTAGAAGGTGAGGTATCGGCTCCATTACCACCGGCATTACCTTGCCCAGATGTTCCACAACCACCACCACCAAAACCTGTTGGTTCTCCTGTGCTACCACCGCCTGATCCTCCTGGTGCTCCAGAAAATATTCCTGGACCAGTAGGTGTAGTTCCATTTCCAGAACCACCGCCACCGCCGCCGATGGCTGTTAAACCTGAGAACGTTGAATTACTTCCTGGCGTACCTCTTGTGCTGGCATTGTGAGGTTGTGCTATTCTAGCTCCACCTGCTCCAACAGTTACAGCATAAGTAGTTCCTGTTGCTAAAGATAAAGCTGTTCTTGCAGGATTACATTTAGAATTTATAAATCCTCCTGCACCTCCACCGCCTCCAGCGTTACAAGTGCTACCTCTTCCAGCTCCGCCTGCTCCACCGCCAGCTACCACTAAATAATCTGTTGATATGTATGGACCACTTCTTGTTGTAAATATTCCAGAAGCTGAAAATAAATGTTGTGTATTACAAGATACAGATGAAACTGTTCCTCCACCGCCTCTTTGGCTACCTGGATATTGAATTAAAACTACACCTGATCCGCCAGTTCCTCCCGATGGATTTCCAGCACCACCACCGCCACCTGTATTTGCAGTTCCTGATCCTGCACATGTACTTGTAGAACCAGCACCACCTCCACCAGATCCAGCAGCGCCTGCACTACTTGGTGCAGAACCTCCGCCTCCTCCAGCTCTTAATGTTGAATCACCTGGCCAGTTATTTGCTCCTGCACCACCAGCACCAGCGGTATTAGGAGGAGCCCCATCAGCTCCTGCTGCACCAGCGCCTCCACCTCCTCCAGCACCCTGACCAGTAGGGCCTGTGTTTGATGATGTACCACCTTTGTTTCCTTGAGCAGCAAAACTTTCTGTAGTTTCACCACCTATTGAATTACATTCTTGTGTTGGTGCACAGCCAGTTCCTCCACCGCCACCTGATCCTCCCTCTGAACCTCTTTTTCCTGGATTAGGATGTGATCTTGATCCTTCTCCATAACCACCTTGACCACCACCTATTGAAGTAAAAGTTTGAACATCTGGTCCTGCAAAACTAGAATCATTTCCATTGTGAGCTGAACAAGCACATTCACAACTTGTTGAACCAGACCTTCCTGTTCCTCCAGCTCCAACTGTAACTTGATAATCATTGCTTTGACTTAGCTTTAAACTTGTATTAAATCTATATCCGCCAGCACCACCTCCGCCGCCTCTTTGTTGAGCACCACCGCCACCACCAGCAATACTTAAAATATTTATATCTCCAAAAGGTGCACTAGGCCAAACATCATTTGTTCTTGCATCATAAACTTCTCCCATTGAAAAAACACCAGTAGCACCTGGGCCTGATATATTAATTTCTTCAATAGCAACTAAACCTGATCCACCATTACCACCTGTTGAATTAGCACCTGGAGGAGAACCTGCTCCGCCGCCGCCTCCACCGCCACCTGTTGAATTTACTGCATTATTAGCACTTGAACATCTTCCACCTGGAGAACCACCACCGAAACCATCGTTTGTTGATGAAGCATTTCTACCGCCTCCACCACCACCAGCTATTACAGACATTGTTCCTGCTGGAGCTGCAAAATTTGTTGCTCCACCAAAAGAAGTTAAATAAGGTTGTAAAGAAGAAGCTGCTCCTGCTTTTGATTCATTGCCAGAGTCAGTTCCTGGAAATCCAGTACCTCCAGAACCACCGCCTCCGCCACCAACAGAAGATGTAGCTGTTCCTCCTGCATTTCCTTGTGGAGGACTTGTTGGAGGAGTATTACCAGCACCACCAGGTTGACATTGTCCGCCACCACCACCTGAACCACCAGTAGCTCCTGTAGA